GATCAATTTTATATTGCAAAGCATGAAATGTTTAGAGCTGCACGCAAGGCTGGATTTAATGAATCCTGTGCGCTTTACCTAATGGATAATCCTGAATCAATGCCTGATTGGATCGTGGGCGATAAAGGAATAATCCCAACTATCCCAACTCCAGATGAGGATGACGATTAAGCGATACTTGGTTATCTCGGATTTACAAATCCCATACCACCATGAAGTAGCTGTAAAGAATGTCATAAAGTTAGCCAAGCGAGAGAGGTTTGATAGTGTCCTTTGCGTTGGCGATGAAATCGATTTTCAAACTATTAGCCGATGGGCTGAAAAAACACCTTTGGCTTATCAGCAGACCCTTGACGATGATCGCAAGGCGACTCAAGATATTCTTTGGGCTTTAACTGAGCATTCAAAAGAAGCTCACATAATTAGATCAAATCACACAGATAGACTTTATAACACCCTATTAAAAGTTCCCGGCTTAATCAGCCTACCTGAATTGCAATACGCCAAGTTCATGCAGTTCGATGATTTAGGTATAACTTTCCATAAGCAATTCTATGAATTTGAAAAGGGCTGGATCTTGGCTCATGGCGATGAAGGCAACATGAATCCTAACGCTGGACAGACTGCCCTAAATCTTGCCAAAAAGGCAGGTAAGAGCGTGGTTTGTGGTCATACCCATAGGCTAGGTATGTCAGCCTACTCAGAGGGGCTCTACGGGGCTTATAGACCCCTTTACGGGCTAGAAACCGGCAATCTCATGAATAGGGCAAAGGCTAGTTACACAAAAGGACTCGCAAACTGGCAAATGGGCATTGCTGTGCTTGAGTGGAATGGCAAGAATATGACTCCAACCATGATCCCAATAAACAAAGATGGCAGCTTCACCTATAATAGGAAGTCTTATGGGTCTTGAAACCGATTATAGGGATCGCACGATTGATGACCATATCGATGATCTTGAGGATCTTGGCGTTATCTAATCGTTATAAAACACGCCGTAAGTAGTTAACCAACTGTCCTTGCTTTAAGTCATACTTTCTGTATCAGGCAACCGCTTGATATTAGGGAGCGAACATGGAAATAGTAGGATACGGATTTATTATAGGCTGTTTAATTGGAGCAGCTTTATATTTCTGGGATGAACACCGAAAGTCAGAAATTTACGATAATGGCTATTATGCCGGTAGAGCTGCTGGATGGAAGTCTTGCATAGATCATCAAGCCAAAATCCAAAAACTTAAATTAGAGCAGGTTTTTGATTATGACAAAAACTGAGGATCTATTAAATGAAGTCATTACTACGATCCAAGAGCGCGGAAGTGTCTATGGACATCCGTACTATAATCACAAAAGAATTGCTGGATTGTGGAGTGCATATCTTGATTTCCCAATCACACCACACCAAGCTGCTTTATGTATGGCGTTGGTCAAGGTTTCTAGGCTTACTGAAACTCCAGATCATTACGACTCAGTTAAAGACTTTATCGCCTACGGAGCTATCTATCGGAATGTGCTCGAAGCAGTCCAAGACCAAGATTTTGAATGGAAGGAATAATGTTTAATTTAGACAATTATGAAACAGTAGAATCAAGATTGGAAAAATGGCATGAGAAATACCCTGATAATCGTATCGAGACTGAACTCATTGAAGCGACTGAAAAGCGGTTCGTTGTATTCGCCAAGATCTTTAAGACTGAAGCAGATCCTAAACCATGTGCAACTGGGCTCGCATTTGAGGTTATTACGGAGAAGGGTGTTAATAGCACATCTGCATTGGAGAATTGTGAAACTTCAGCGATCGGTCGTGCGCTCGCAAATGCTGGTTTCGCAGCTAAAGGCAAACGCGCTTCACGAGAGGAAATGGCTAAGGTAAACAATGCCGAGCCAAATCAATACGAAAAGAAATTACAGGAAAGGCGATACGGAGCACCAGGCACTAAATCAGCAGCTATTGAGGATGCTTTAAGAGCTTCATTTGCAGTAGATAACAAAGTCGATGATCCGCAACAATGGTCTTTATCTGAAGCTGTTGATGCTATTGGTAAATCAACACCAAATCCACCGCCTGAGTGTGAGCATGGCATGATCTTAAAGCAAGGCGTATCTAAAGGCGGTAAGCCATATTATGGATATGTGTGCAAGGGATCTAACAAAGACCACGCTATCTGGGCAAAGATGACTGCTAAAGGATCTTGGTATTTTGAGGGGGTTCAATAATGGGATACATAGCCTTTATTAATGGATCAGGTTTTACAGTTGAAATAGATGATGATGGTGCTCATATTGTCAAATCGGTTATTACATGCGAAATGTGTGGGGATGATCGGGTGTTTAAGAATGGCACTTGCTTTGTCTGTTCAGAATTGATTAAACATGACAATGGGTAATCATGTATCTGGTGGAGATGAACATTTCACGCCAAAATGGTTGTTTGATGCATTGGGGTTGGAGTTTGACTTAGATGTTAGTTCACCAATAGATATAAAAACTCATGTCCCTGCAAAAAACAGATATACAATTATTGATAATGGGTTAGAGCAACCTTGGTTTGGAAATGTTTGGTGCAACCCACCCTATTCAAAGCCGACACCTTGGGTGGATAAATTTATCGAGCATGGGTGCGGTTTAGCTTTGTTACCAATGACTAGGGGTAAATGGTGGTTTAGGCTATGGAATCAAGTTGATGCAATTATGCCTGTCGCTTACGATTTAAAGTTTGAATTGCCAGATGGTAAAAAAAGACCTATTACTTTCAACCCTGTCTTGTTCGCATTTGGAGATGTAAATGTTCAGGCTTTGAAAAAGTCAAACTTACATAAAATTAGATGACCCAATTTAAATGTAATGGCTGCGCTCGCAAGACTGAGTTTTTATGGCTTGATGCGATAGACATGCCTGATGGATTTAAGGTCTATCAATGTATGGATTGCGGATGCGTAGGAGTTAAGAATATAACTGAGCAGATCGATCGAATACCGGACACAAAGATAAGCAGGTGTTCTAGTTGTGGGGCTTGGCAGTTCGAAGCTAAACCCTGTCATACTTGCTTATTGATTGGAGAATATGATGCCAACATATGAATACAGCTGTAAAGAATGCGGAACTTATGGATCAGTCCATCGAACCTACAAAGAGGATGATGGGGGCTTAACATGCCCTAAATGCAAGGTTGACATGGTGAGGGTTTTCTCAGCTGTGGGCTTAGTGTTTAAGGGTGAAGGATGGGCTGGTAAAACTAAATGAATGAGGCAGGTTATTCAGACACTTGGTTAGATGAGGATGATTACAGGATTGTGACATGCCGTCTGACCTGCGGTTTTGCTAGATGATATTGACATACATGGTACGCTCTAGGACGCATTCGCCCTCAAGGCGAAAAGGCGAGCCGCAACGCGGATTGCTCGCAAGGTGCACGCTAGTTGGGATCGCTCTATTTGTAGCACAAATGAGTAGCCTTGAAAGAGCTGAATCTCAAACCATTAAAGTTAATACATTAAAGCAAATTACATTTCATAAGATGAATTACAACTTTGAACAATTCTATTGTCTTGATGAAATCATATGGAAAGAATCGCGTTGGAACTACAAAGCAAAGAATCCTAACTCAAGTGCATTTGGTCTATTTCAAATACTCAAATCAAAAGAGAAAGATCCTATAAAGCAAATTGATTTAGGGTTGAAGTATCTGGATAGACGCTATGATGGATGTGCTTGCACAGCGCTCGCACACCATAAGGCTAAGGGTTGGTATTGATGTCTAAGTCTGCATTAAGGGATAGTGGTAGCACTAGACAATGGCGTAAGATCAGAGAGCGAATACTCAGGGCTGGTCAATTCATTTGCGTTTACTGTGGCCAAGAAGCTACAACTGTCGATCATGTAATACCAAGAAGGCTAGGCGGTAATGACAGTGATGACAACCTAGTCCCAAGTTGTTCTAAGTGTAATTATTCAAAAGGCGGGCGGTTTTTTGTGAGCAAGAGAACACCACCGACCCCCCTTTCCTTTTCTAACCCACAAAACACCTCGATCGCCCACGATCAGACCGGATCGCTTTGAATATTTTTGAAAAAGATTTGATAAGTTCAATTCAGGCTCAATCTGAATTAGGAGGTGTGAAAACACCGCGTATTCACTCTCCTTTGAATGATTTACCGTCTAAAGGTCAAGAAATGATCGACTTCGCAGCTGAGATCGGTATTCCGTTGATGGATTGGCAAAAGTTCGTGGCTATTCATGGACACAAGGTTAAGCCGGATGGGCGCTGGCATCATTCTGAG